TTGATGTAATTAGCACTATGGCTTCCTGAAAATGTAGATTCTCCTGAACCAGCTATCGTGGTATCAAGGAATGGGATTATTGGTCCAAGTAAATTCAACTTTCCATCTGACTCCCTTTCTTCAGAAGCATCTATAGCGTCTTGTATACCTATCTTGTAATCCTTGAATGCTTGCGCGGTTAACTCTCTCTCAGCAATCTCATCAGCATAATTATTAGACATTACACCTTTCACATGGTCTGCCATTGATTGAAGTTGAGATGTGGTGGGAGCCATATTACTTTCAGTATCGTAATGCTGTGTAATAAGTTTATTCATCTCAGAGTTCCACTCAGTAACAAGCTGTTCTTTTTTTGCAAGGCCAACTATGTCATATTCCTCTTCCATCTTAACAATGCTAGAAACCCATAGATTACGAGGCTGAGTGTTGAGTTGGTTGTTAATTAGAGGGGCAGCTTGCTCTATTCCTTTTAGCATTGCCTGTACTTCTTTTAGACGTGATGGATGTATGGCTTCGTCTGAAACCATCTTAACTAACTCAGCATATGAAGCACCCATGTTTGGGTTCTGTCGATTTTGCATAAGCAATGTAGAATAGTTAATAAAGTTCTTTTCTTGTGTTTCACTTTCTTGACCACCTGCTTTCATTCTATTAACAGCATCCATCGTTGCTACTTGCTTTTCAGGACTTATACCAGAGTTAGTTAAATATTGGATAACATCTTCAGGTAATTGAGTCACAGCACCTTCAGATTCAGTGAGGGTCTTAACAAAGCTACTATGTGCTTCTACGTTGTCTTTTTCTTGCTGTGCTTTTAATGCGGCAGCTTCTGCAATATTCTTGCTGTTAATCTTTCTGTCAGCTGCGTCCTCTGCCATAGCGATTGCTTCAAATGCTTCAGGTCTTAACTCACCATTCTTACCCTTGGCGTACCTGACTAGCTTTGCCATGTGGATATACCTTTCAGCATTCTCAGGGTCATTGCCAGCAGCCATAGCCAGTAATGATTCAAAGACAGCTTTGTTAGCCTGACCTTTTGTAAGTGGAGTTGTTTGTGACATATCAACAGCTAATGAATCCATAGCTTTAATTCGGTCATTGAACGCTTGAGGAGGCAATGGCTGACCCATTTCATCATTGATTATCTTTTGATGCACGATACCATCGACACGCATTGACATATGGGTCATGGTTTCATCCATAGCTCTCTTGTCTATGTACTCCATATGCCTTTTCTGCATGTCTGCTTTTGCTGCAACAAGGATGTCACTAGCACCTGCTATCAAGAACTGACTGCCACCACCACCTTCCATAGATGACATTAATGAACCAAACTGTTCCTTTAAATAAGGCTCTATATCTGTGCCATTGTCATTTGAACCAAGTAGAAATTCCTGAAAATCAGATTCAAGTTTTGGTAAAGATTCACGGGCGAACTGTTGACCACGATTTTCTAACCGAGTCGCAATGTAATCAGGACGTGTACTAGAAAACCCAACACGATTATGAAGGTCTTTAGGACCCTCTGATAAAGCCTCAGTAACTGCTTCAATCTCCGCATTCTTTATAGCGCGGTCATTGTCAGTTTTATCAATAGAGTTAAGAAGCAGGCCTATAGCCCTTGCGTTCTTTTCTAACTCAGGTCTAACGTAAGTATCCATTGCCCTAGCTGAAGAGTTTAGTTGAGTTACTTGAAGTTGACGTTCAGCCATTAGGTAATAACTCCTTTCTGTGCGGTGTCATATTTGTAATATTTATCGGCAATTTCTAAACCTGTTGTAAAAAAGTTTGGGGCTGCTTTCATTCTGCCTTGTGACTGAACTGCATAACCTTGCATTTCATACTGCTTCTGCTGGATGTCCATTGCGTAGTTCTGGTTCACGTTATCTTTGTTACGAGCTTCTATCGCTTGCTGGTCGCGTACTATTCTGTTAACTAATGAGCCACCCATGCCTTCTGTGCGCGCATAGGCAGATGCTTGGTTTTGTTTAGCAACAATAGTGTCTTCAAACAAAGCATCACTCATAGCTGCTTGTGATTGTAATTGGGCCAAACGAGTCTGTTTAATTTTCTGGTGGTAGTCTTTTACTGACGCTGTATTTTGAGCTTTTGTTTGTTTTGCCTTCTCGTCATACTCCATTAAAGAAGTACCGACACTAAGTACCATCATGGTAGTGGGGTCACACATTGTTGTTCACCTTTACGAATTCATAGAATGGTGCTTTACCTACCCCATACTCTGGGTCTAGATAAATAAATTTAAAGCCAAGCCATTTTAGCCATCTAATAGCTTTGTGATTCTCAGCATGTACATAATTAACAAGGACATCATGTCCCTTGGATACTGTTTCTAGCCAGTGCTTACATTCATTTGTAAACTCCCTAGCGTGTCTATATATACCTGAACTGCCGAGCATCCAAGGTATGCCAACTCCTTTATCAATAGCATCAACTACACCAAACATTGCAAAGGGAACATCCCACTCATCAACAGCCACATATGGCTTCTCTGAGGCAATCATAGACATGGTCAGTGCTGTCACTGGACCATGCCCACAAGAGAGCTTTAACTCTTCTTTATCTGCCTGACGTAAGCGAGGGCCTAACGTATTACAATCATTTAATTTTGCAGGCCTAACGCTTATTGTCATTTAGATTCTCCTAGATTTTGTTGTGTAATAACCTGTCCATTCTGCTGATTGGAAGGCTGATGGGAAGTGTGTAGCATTGCTTACTTTTATCGACACTCTGTCATTTTTAGATTGAATAGGAAGAGAGAAAACACCTGATGTAATGTCTACCCTTCCAAGCGTCTGAGCTCCAATTGGAGGCCCTAAGAAAGCATAAGAATGCGAGACACCTTGAGATGTTGTTGTCACGTTAAAGCGACCACTGTCCTCAAATAGCAATTTAAATTCACGAAGCTGTAAGCGTCCTGACGTGTCTGTTAACTGACTACCGCCAATGCCTTGGGTTCTTCTGTACTGTGTTGAGAATGTATACTCCATTGTGTAGGGATAACCTACATATTGAGTACCATCCACAGTCACTAGAGACTGCCCTGTTGCTGCTGTGCTTCCTGCTTTAAGAGAGTCTAGGTAAACCATAGAACCAGCAGAAGTAACTTCAGGAGCTTCCTGTAGCTGCATCTTCTCTAGCATTATTGAAGCTCCCCTCTGTATAAGAAAGAAAGCTGTAGATTCAATTACTGAAAGGTTTAAGATTCTGTCAGCATTTGGGAATTCCCATTTGGACCAACTCATCTGTAATGATTGACCATCACGTCTAAGGTACTTATAGACATAACAAGTAGGCTTTGAGTGAACACCATCGGTGAGAACAAATAACATGTCTTCGTTTGTGCTGCTAACTAAGTTTGTTGCAGTTCCCTTTATATAGCGAGATACATTGAGGGTCGCATCAACAGCAACATTAGATGAAGTATCTGCCTGTACAAAGTATTCTCTAACGCCTGTATACCCTTCTCTGTTAGTGGCAAAGTAAACATACTCACCAGCACCAACTGGACTTGCTTGTAAACTAGATTCATATTCAGTCGTCTGATTTATGGACACAGTTGCTGGTGTCAGAGCGTCACCTGCATTCAACATGAACTGGGTTTGGTCTGAGAACAGAAGCAGAGTCTCGTTAAACGGAATCGCGTGGCGAAGTATAGATACTTTAGTATGGCTTACAGATACATCAATAGGGTCAGTGTCTAAAATAGAAGTAACAGTCTCAGGGTAAAACTTAAAGTATTCACCTGACCTACTAAGAATTACATTCTCATCAGAGATAAAACCTAAACGATTTCTATGGAAGAACACATCGTTTATTTTTCTACCGATAAAGCTTGGGTCTGGTGAGGAATTAAAGTCACCAACAGAACGGCCCTCCCATGCATTGTTAGTAAATGTAAATGTGCCATTAGCATTGCTTACTAACTTCCAAGGAAGAGTTGTGGCTGTGATTGTTGTGTCGTGTGTTTGCCTAACAGTTTCTTGCCAGTATCCTGATGAATCATTATCTTCAACATACTTAATATAGTAATCATCAGAGTCAGAACTACCTTCACCTGCTACACGGATTATCGTGTTGGGAAATGCCCTTGCTGGCAAATCAGATATTTTCTGTACGCTCTTTCTTATGCCAATAAGTGCTTGGTTCCCTGATGAATCTTCAGTCCTTAAACTAAAGTCTGCTCCAGTTAATCTTGTTATTCTTAGAGTAGAGCCATTACGATGGATACTATATAAAGAGCCATTAGCGTTTAAATTAGAATTTAACTGGGTCGTTAGTTGCTGTGCAATTTGGTCAGTCTGCAATGTAGCTTTATCAGTCGCACTTGTTGTATATGCGGCTTTTTGCTGTCCGTCTATAAATACCCGATAGACGCTTGCATAGTTACCTTGCTTAACATGTACAATAGAATCTGAAGTTTCAGACGTGTATTGGCTTGCTGTTACAGATGTAGTAATAGACTTGTTTAATATAAAAGTATGGTCAGCCACTGTGACTGCTTTAAAGTCAGTCAATGGACTTCCAGAAGATAGGTAAGAATAACCAGCAGGTTTGTTTACTGTCTTTTCTGTGCCATCAAAATCAAACACCCGTATGTTGCTGTTGTCAGCAATTACAATGTAACGCTCTGTAATATCACGATTGATAACGTGTATAAAATAGTTACCATTTGCTTGTGCATTAGTTAATAAAGTTGCTAAGTGTTGGGTTGGTGGTCTTTTGCGCAAACCACTGATGATTGAACTGAAAGCGTTTATTTGTTCTTCACCTTGTGAGTTAAGACGAACACTTGCAGATTGTTGTGAAACGCCATTGGCTATATTGGGAATTGAACTGCTTACAAGTGACATAGATTACCTCGTTAAGATTCGGGAAACGTCAGTGTTACCTGTCAGAATGTTATAGTCAGCATTCTCAGATTCCATAAGCCTCAGTGTTGTAAGGGCTTGGTACTCATCATCCCTGTTCATAGAGTGAAGAGTTTCAGAACCTAATACGCGGTCTTGGAATATACGGGCTGCCCGTATAGCAATGTAATGACGTGCGGCTTCTGTAATTTCATCGAAAGCCAGTAATACAATTAGGCTGCATAGCACTGTTTCTGTAAATGTATATGTGTGGTTCTTGCGGTCATATGCGCGCAGTCCACGTTGTACTAACTCAATTTTATAAGATGCCGCAGTTGTGTCCACGGCTAAAGTGTTAACA